GACGACACCCGCTGACAACCCTGATATTCTTGACTCGTTCCATCCTTACTTACTCGTATGAAAAACACAACTCCGCTCTGTAAGCGTTGCAAGGTTCCAATGAAGGAGGGAATTGCCCTTCAGAATACTCTGACAGGGATGCCTGACTTTCCGGGTGATACTTTCGCCTGTACGGTATCCCGTGACGGCCCGGCCGAAATGGTTCCTTGTTGGAAGTGTCGGAAGTGCGGTCATTCTCTCACGAAATAACTTGACAACCTTTCTTTTCCATAGTAAATTGACACAATGAAAATTGGAATTGATCTTGACCTGCTGATTGAAGTTCGGGACGGATTGAAGGCTTACGGAAAAGCTGCAACGGAAGCCACCGTGCAAAAGATAAACGATGCCATTTCTGAGGCGGTGAGGACATCGTTTAGCGCCGGGAACAACGTCAACGTCCGATGGAAGAAAGGCGATATGTTCAACAATGACTTTACCGGCCACGTCAAGGACATCAGTATCAAATGCACGATTGTTGAAGAGCAGGAATACGTGATTGTTGAAGATCAGGCCGGCGATTGTTGGAGTTGCGATCCCGATCAGGTGACACACTCTAGCGACGACATTATGCACAACTGATTACTTGACAAGACACTATTCTTGTAGTAAATTGTCATTGTGAAGATTGATTTACAAGCTATCGACCGGGAACAATTCATGGTTCACGAGCATATCCTGAATGGCCAGGTTGTGTATCTCGTTCAACCTCAACATATTGGTTGCACTTGGACCCGAGAGAACAAAGTTTTCCGTTCTTCTGTATGGGATTCTGAGGGCAATCTTGTCTCAGCAGGTTTTCCTAAATTCGTCAACTGGGGTGAGAAGCCCGAAGCATTTCCCGTTCCAACCGAACTAAAAGGTTGCACCATCATGGAAAAACTTGATGGCTCCCTGTTAATCGTGTCGAAATGGAATGGTCAATACATTCTCCGGACTCGGGGGACCGTGGATGCCTCCAAACTTGACAATGGCCACGAATTAGAAATCTTTAAGCAGACTATTCTGACAAAGCTGGATGACGGGGAGGAAACCTGGCCGTATTCAATTCTGTTTGAGTGGACTTCTCCTAATCAGAAAATTGTTTTGAATTATGGCGACAATCCTCAATGGACTTTGGTGGGAATGATTGAGCACCACGATTATTCTTTGATCGTTCAGGAATTACTGGATGTAATGGCCGAAAAGTATGGTTTGAAGCGTCCCGAAACTTACACGTTTACAACTCTGATTGACTTGCTTTCTCTCGTTGACAAGTGGAAAGGTAAAGAGGGCGTCGTTATCTATTCTAATAAAGGACAAACACTTCATAAGGTGAAGTCCGACTGGTATAAACATCTTCACGCCATGAAGTCTGAACTGGGATCTTTCGACAAACTGATCGATACCTGGATTCATGTATGGGATAAGCCAACCTACTTGGAATGTGAACGAATGGTGACGGAATGCTTTGACTGGGAATTGTTCGATCAGATCAGAGGCGACGTGTCCCGAATCAGTGATGCCTGGAAAGAAGTTCAAATGATTGTATCAAAAATGCAATCTTTTGCCGACGACTTGAATGAAGTCCTTGACCTGCCTCGGAAAGACAAGGCTTTGAAAATCATTTCCTCTTATGGTCAAACTAACCGGGCCTCATTTGTCTTCAAGTTATTGGATGGGAAAATACTCGGGGACGAAGAGTATAAAAAACTCTTATGGCAAATTCTTAAAAAGTGATAAATAAAATTTATCTTTCGTGGATTTAAAAAATATGTATATCCATGAATCGTGCTCACAATTTCAAAGATGTTACCGGACAAACGTTCGGTTATTTAACCGCAATTCGACCAATTGGCTATAAATCTTACTTTAGTAAAAAATACGGAAGAGAAATGAAACGTTCCGTATGGTTATTTAGATGCGTTTGTGGTAAAGAAATCGAAAAAACTCGACGAGAAATAACTAATCTATCCTCAAAAAATCCAAAATCGTGTGGTTGTGTATTATGGTTAAGTGTCGGAAACAAACACGGACTCTGGAAAGGCGTCGGAGAAATTTCAAAAACATACTTCAATCACATTGAAAAAGACGCAAGGAAAAGGAATTTACAACTAGACATAACATGTGAATACATTTGGGATCTATTTGTAAAACAAAATCGAAAATGTGCCTTATCCGGAGAAGAATTAAAATTTGGAACGTATGCCAAAATCAAAAAAAGACCCGAAAGAGAACAAACAGCTTCATTAGATCGTATCGACTCCTCAAAAGGATATGTAATGGGAAATGTTCAGTGGGTTCATAAAAGGGTAAACTTTATGAAACAACAAACTAATCAAGATGAATTTATCTCATGGTGTAAAAAAATCGCTTTCAAAACTTGACAATCACAAAAAAGAGAGTATATTGATATATGATTAAATTCATCCTCCTTCACAAGTCCGGCGGAACCTACACAGCCCACCCTAGCATGGATCAACTCATGCAAGCCATCGGAAACTCCTTCAAGTATCTCCGGGATCGTGAGCTAATCGTTGTCAAAGACGATAAGGCCCGAATCGTCGGGAAGATCAATACCAACATCATTGAACTTCAAAAGGAACTGAACGAGCTCGTCCGGAGTATGTAATGAGCCAGACGAATACAAAGATTCGTAAACGTCTCTTTAAGGAAAATCCCCGGTGTTACTGGTGCGGAGTAGAGACTTTACTTGTTGGCGACGGATACATCAAACGGCCTAATCCTCGAATGGCCACCGTCGATCACCTTTACTCTCGCTATGACTTGAGAAGATATGTCAGGGGAGAGCAAAAACGTGTCCTGGCTTGTTTCCATTGCAACAACACACGTTCTCGACAAGAGACCAGACTAATTTCCCGAGAAGAAATCCAAAGAAGATCCAAGGGAATGACTTACGACATTTTCAAACAACCAGTTGAAAGTTTAGAAATAGTGGTTGACATCCTAAAAGAACGTGGTATCTTGACACAATGAGAATGAACATGGAACAAGCTCAGGCCGAGTTGACCACTCTTGTCGATCAGAGAGTTTTCGTTCAACTTCAGTTAGGGGCCGTGACGATTGCTGTAAGCGGCATCTTGGGCGTTGGCGACGACGGAGAAAACGGTACATCGTTTATGGTGTCGATAATAGGGGCCATTGGTGCGTCAACCATCCGGTTTAATTGTGACAATATTGAAGCGATTGAACTTTGTTCTCCTGAAGTAATCCGGCACTTGAATATCAAGGCTCGAATTTGGATACTCCCGTTCAACGTAAACCAGTTAAGTCAAAAAAATAATGAAGACTGAAAAGGGTAAGAACAACCAAGGCACAAATCTCCATCAGCAACTCGTTGCTGCCACTTCGGAAGACGCCGTGAAGAAACTCCTCGAAACGGCCAAGACGTTCAAGTATGCCAGCCGGGAGACTCGAAACGCCTGGATCAATACGGCCAATCGAAAACTGGCCACGTTCAAGAAGTAATTTGGCGGGACCCGAGCCTTTGTATCGGGCACTAAACTAAACCAGAAACCCATACCCCCGGCAGGGTAAATCTCTGCCGGGTAAACTTTTTATAGAAATCTCTTGACATACTTCCAGGATATGGTATATTGAAGTAGTAAAAGATGAGGCTGAAATAGGCCAGAGAGTAGGGGACCGGCACCTTGACTCTTACTTTAACGATATAGAAGCATTAATCATACCAAAAGAAAATACTTGACACAATCAATTTCTTGTAGTAAATTGATTACATGAACGAAAATTGTTGTATTGAATGTGGCGAACCCGTTAACTCTCTGAGCATCATTTGTGCGAAATGTCACGTTCCCGATGACCGGGAGCTCGACGACTTTAACGAATACAACGATCCCGATGCCACGGCTTGTGCCGGCGGAGATTACAACACCTGGGAAGAAAACGAGCTGGCGAATGACAATGAACTTGACGACACCCAGGACGACGACGGCCCGATTGACTTTGAATCGGATTAACTTTCCGCTTGACAAACTTCAATTCATAGTGTAAGCTCTCTATATGTTTACCTTCTACGGGACGCTTGACATACCTTTCGGAAAAGTCCGAGTCCATTCTTCAGGAGACTTCATTCCGGACCTGCTCATGTTCGGAGATGGAAACGCCAAGATTGATGAGTACATCTCTACTTTCAGCCTCCCGTCGGGCTATACGTGTCCTGGGGCAAATCAATGTAAGACTATGGCTGACAAGAACACTGGGAAGCTCCGAGAGTGTGCTGGTTGTGTCTTCCGTTGTTTCTCTGCTTCACAGGAGTCGCTCTATCCCGTTGTAAGGCGATCCCGTTGGGGCAATTTCTTTCGGTTGAATAAGTGCAAAACGAAATGGGAAATGGCAAGGCTAATCCTTGAGTCGTTACCCCAGTCAAAGTTTCTTCCGGCGGTCCGGATTCACGTCTCAGGGGACTTCTTCAGTCAAATGTATTTTGATGCATGGATGGAAGTAGCACGGCGTCGGCCGTCTGTAATCTTCTATGCTTACACCAAGTCCATTCCCTTCTGGATCAAGCGGCTCGGTTCTATTCCTAAGAACATGAAGCTGACTGCTTCTCTCGGGGGCAAGTTTGACGATTTGATTGTCAAGCACAAATTGAAATATTGCAAAGTGGTTTTCTCCGTTCAAGAGGCTCGGAACCTGAGACTGGAAATTGACCAGGACGATTCACACGCTTATGAATCGAATAAGTCTTTCTGTGTTCTACTTCACGGGAAACAATCGGCGGGAAGCCCGGCCGGTCTGGCCCTGATTGAATTGAGTCAGAAAGGTATCGGGGGGTATGGTGTTCAACGTGAAAAGCGGTTGACAGCAGTAGCATGAGGGGGTACTATGCCCCCCTATAGTGGGCCGTTAGCTCAATGGTAGAGCGCTATTCTACGGGTTCGATTCCCGTACGGTCCATCATTTATGACTAGGCGACAAGACAGGCGAAACAGGCGGTGGCAGAAGCGACGAGAACATTC